CTGCCTAACCCACCAAAGGACCCCACAACATATAGTTGTGGAAAATAAGAGGGTAGCACCCGGGGGGATCTCTAAGGAGAGACCCCCTACGGTGCCGCGCTCTCATGATCCATGGGAGGTAGGTGTACCCCCAGAGGGCTCAGCCCTCAAGTCCGACTAATGAAGCCGGAACCCAACGACGCTTTATGGCAACTGCGCCGTAAAGTGCAGATCGCTCTAAATGTTTCACATCCTCCTGAACAATTGATGATAAATATCTATCAATTGACTCTTGGTAAGTGAGACTAAGAGAATCCCTAGAAGACTCAAGGCTGACGCCTAAGAGTTTTAAAAGAGATTTCTGAAGAGCGCCGTATCCCTCCAGTTTATCAGTGCGATAAACGGGAGCTGGCACCCAACATCTTACTTCAAGACGTTGGTAATGTCTATTCCACCTCTTCTTGAGGGGAGGAGATAGCCAGTAATGGTTACGGCCAATCACAAAAGACTTGTCACCCGTAGAAGGTAATTTACCCAAAACGGATTCAACTCCCTTAAAAAGGAGCTGTGATGCGCGAACGTAGCCAGCTTTAAATAGTTGGCGTGCGGTCGAACACCATGATAAGATCGAGTGTGATTGCTGCCTGTTCTCAGGTATTGGCTGTCGAAGGTAGACTGGTGTTACCAGATTACCGCCGAACGCATCTACCCCGCAAGACTCTCGAAAGTTTCCTTTCAAGAAAGTCTTGTTTGAATTAACCTTACAATTGTACTTAGTAAGGTAATCGAGAACAGTTGTCGCTACAGTCGATGGAACGATTATATCGTCTCCATAGACATAAATGTCACGTGAAACGTTATATACGTTTTCACGTGACACAGGAAGGTCTGCAAATTCAAGAGAAGCTACTACACATATAGTGTAGAAGTACATAGCCTCAATTGGAAAGCAGAGAGCACTACCCATTGAAGCAAACTTTCTCAGTGGACGTATAATACGTCCATCCGGGAGTTTTGCTCCAGTCGAACGACACGATTCAATCGCATCCCTTACATCAGGATTTGACTGAAACATCCTCATTGCAAGGCCATGTGGTACACGGTCACTCGCGTCAGAGAGATCGATCGTTGCTAATCGACCGTCCTTCGAAGAAATCAAAGCTAAACTCTGATTCACCGATTGATCACGGAAATTAATGTGACCAGCAGTGAGCCAGTATGACTCGATGATCGAATAAATTCGATCTCGAAGTCCCTGTTGCGCATATTGCATACAACAGGGTTCTATGGCTATGATTCTTGGGCCCTTTAAGGTTTTCGGAACAGGAGTAACCTTAACAGGTTGTTCCTCAAGTTCCGACACAAACGCCAGTTTATTGAGCTCCTGTGAATGATAATCAAGCTCACCGCAAGAAGCGGAATAGCAAGTATCAATAACAGGGAAGTAAGGCTCAAGGCGAGTGTGCCAACGCCGCCAATTGTACTTCTGGTTACCAGAGATACGATCGGCGGTGGCTCCGGGACCGTGCCGAGGGACCAACATATCCAGGCGTATATCGCCCATGATATTGTCCCAAAGCACAGAGCAAACCAAATCGAAAGATTTGGAATGCTCGTCGGAGAGTTGGAAATCCGAAAAGGAGTTCTCAATCTCGACGAACCCATCCATCGCCTTGCGGACCTTTTCGGGTCTACAAGGAAGTTCGATCTTTTTGAAAGCCAGACAGATCTGTCTGATACTCTCAACCAAAGACGAAAAATGGAACGGGGAAGATAAAACATCGTCGTTAATCCTTCCTGTCTCAATGTCGAAAATACGACTGGTCATACCTTGCAAAAATGCAGGGATTGACCGTCTCTTTCTAAAATTCCGAAAGAGATTTGAGTCGACCTTCATCAACTCGAGACTTTTTTCAAAGTCAGAAGCGAACGAAGGAAGAGTGATTGTCAGAAACGACATTCCCTCCTTTTCGACGCGTGACTTTATGTAATTAAGGTCACGCTGAGACACCTCAGCGACGCACTTGTTACACGCATCATAATAGATGGCATGTAACACTTCAAGGTAAACACTTATGTGGCTTTTCAAGCTTCCTCCTTAGGAGGTAATGCTTCCAACCACATGAGTAGCCTATCCAGCAAGAGCTGGCAATCTAATTCACTAAACTATGGTGGATCTCCGTAGTACTAACTCGGAGAACTCTTCTTCTTCTGCTTTTTCGGTGGAGACGATGAAGATCGTACCACCGGAACAGGAATAGTGACGGTCTTGAAAGAGACCGCTTTCAGATCAAGACCTTGTTTGCTAAGACTAGCAACAAAGTCTTGAGATGCACTAGCCTGAGGGGTTTTGGCAACGGAACTCGCGATTTTTGCGGGATCCAGGCCAACACTCCTAAGAGATGCAAAGATCACTTGAAGCAATTCAAGTGTCTTAAACAATGAGTTAATTTTACTCATAGAGAAGATCCTTTCTGGCCGAGGCTAAGCCTCGCGTCCATAGAGTTTTCCAACCATAGTGGAGTCCAACCAGGTTTTAAAGCCTGCGATCATTTGATCGATCTGGGTCGAAGAAAAGCCGGCCTCTGGCCGGTCAACTTGAACCGAGATGTTGACCGTCTCGTAATCGTTAACAGAAGTTAGCGGATCCGGGACGATAGCGCGCTGGGAAAACGTCACCAAACTCTTCACTCGGACTTTTTTGTCCTTGCGGAGAGATGTGTGCCGTATATCCAGAGAAAAGGTCTGATCCGACATCTGATAGAGGGCATGAGTGCCATCATTCACGATGCGGGGCATACTTTTCGCTACTGCGTTGACTGTGATAGATTGTGGGTCGGCTAAAGCCATGTGGATGTCTCCTTAAAGTAATCGGAGTAGACACACGGTGACAGCAAAAGACCCCCGAAATAGGTACAAATGCCTGGCTATGCACCATGCGCGATAAATCCTCCGTTTAATCGGGTTATCCCGATTGCACCGAGAATTGCCCATTGCTTGGCACTCAAAGAGTTCCAAGGCTGGTTAAATCCGTATGGACTATCTGCTACTTCCCTCTGTTTATAGTTCAGTCTTCTGAACCAATTGAGGTTTCGAGGTCCACTATACCAATTGAACGTAGTGCTCTTTAAGAGTCTACGCTCTGTGGACTTCATACAGTAGAGATATCTGGACACGACGCCATCCTCGATAAACTGGTCGTGATGTTCAATGAACTTCCCGACTGAAGTAAACCAATCGATGGCCCATGTCCAGGGCGTAAGCTTCCAAACCACTGTCGGATTGATGCGAGCACCATATATCGTCAAAAGACGCTTTACGGTGTTAAACCCACCAGAGAAATCTGCTAGGTTGTCATCAAATTCCGGACGGTAATACTTAAACGACCCGACAGCCCACACTTGTGACACGTTTGTGTCATAAATGTCGGTGAGGGCCTTACAAGTG